TAACAATACTACCTGGTTGTGGTTGCTCAATAACTCTTGCACTAGCTCCACTAAAAGTTCCATCAGAATGAACAACGGATCTAAAATCTAAAAAGTTTCTCAATTCAACTAATCTGCCATTAGCTTGTCTATATCTTGGTATTTTATCATAAGTAACTTGACCAGTATAAGAATTAACTGCAAAAAAGTCTCCAGCTACACCATGTTCAAAATATCTGTATTTAACCTGACATGAATCCGGAGTTGAAAGACCTGGTTTTAAATTTAATTTACCAAGTCCATAGTAGTTGTCTCTCTGTCCATCGTCTAAAGTAAAATCATTTGTACGAACAGTAGAAGAATCACCAGCTTTTATTATTTCAGTAATATCAAATATATCGGCCTTTGATAAACCTATAGAATCTCCACCTGCTAGAACTTCTGTTATAGTTTCTAATGTTTTTGTTTTAATTGTAGGAGTGCTTTTATTGACATAAGCAAGAACTTCAACGTTTTGATTAGCTGGTAATCCAGTTATTGTTGATGCAGTTGTACCATTTCCACTTATGGAAGGATTAGTATATAATGAACTTGGATACAAAACACTACTATCGCTACCAATAATCCAATCGCTCACATTAGTAAAAGTTTCGCCTCCAGCTGACAAACTAATTGATGCTTGTCCACTACCATTTGCAGTTGCAGTAAATCTGCGTTGAACTGTGAATGATATATCAGTTATAGCTTTTGGTCTAGGTTTCGAAACAGGATATAAAGAAGTACTATTAAAAGGATCTTTTAAAACTGCTTTACTGTTTTCTAATTCTGGATTAAAATATTCTGAAGCACCAGTTCCTATACTTTTTACATTTCGAAACGCTTCTCCTGCGTTCAGCTGAACATCAAATAAATGATATTTTACTTTAGTATCATAATGACTTATAGCTTTAACTCTAGCAGTTCCTATAGTAGAACCACCATAGTCTGTAGCATCTCTTAAATTAAGAAGCTCAAAAGTGTTAATGTTTGGTATTCCATTAGTACTTGTAGCGTTATTTGTGTCTACTACTACTGAGTTATCATAATCAACTGGTGTTGCTGCATTTTGTATTACAACAGTTTGTGTTGGTTTATTAATTCTTAATGTTGTTGGAAAGCTTCTTGATGCTCTATATCCATCAACAACAACCGTACCAGTACTTACATTCAATAATAAATGAGTAGACTCAGAATCTAATGAAAAATTAATATTAAATGGTTTTACGATGTAATCACCTGAATTCTCATATATTCTTTTAGCTATAACATCTGTAGGAATATTATAAGCATCATTAACTTGAATTGCATTAAAAATCTCACCGTCTTTAACAGTAGCAACATGAATAAAATTTTGATCTGAATCAACTTCACTTTCGAGTGCAATATTTAAAGTAATTCTATAACGATCTGCTCCAGGGGCTGTTAAATTTGGTGCAGCACCTTGATTATCATATAAACTATTATCATCAGTTGCTGTTATAACATCTTCCGCAACAACAAATCCCAAATTTCCACTTGCATTATCGGTGTATCTAGATATAACTTTAGATTGATCTTGTGTAAAAACAAAGTGACCTCTTGCATAATATATGCCTTCTGATAAGGTTGCTACAGTACCAACACCTGTTGCAGGATTAGCAGCAGTGTTTGTTGCTTGAACTGTTAAAGTTATAGAACTATTTGTTATATTTTCTCCTGCGCGCATCCTTATTGCACTGGTAAAAGACGATGCAGAAGATGTATTGACATATTGAACGTATAATGTATCAGGATCAGAACCAGACGCAGTTAATACTTGTAAAACTTTTGCTTGAATTGATGAAGTTGTACCAGTAAAAGTAGTTCCAACTAAAGAATCAGTATCAGCGGGTAATACATTAGTACTTGTATCTAGCTTTATAAACTCATATTTTGGATTAATATTAGCACCACCAGGTTTAACAACCGCACCTTCTTTAAATATATTATCTCCAAATCTTTGTATCTGATTTTGTAATATGGTTTGAAGCTGTGTTAATTCACGGGCTTGAAGTGCTTTTCCTGCATTAAATAGTATCTTATGATATCCGCTACTATCAGCGAAATCATCTTTATAAGTTGTTTTAAATGCATTGGTTGTAAGTGGTGTAGCCATATTTTATATTCCTTAAAGTGTTATCACAACTTTTATATCTTCTGTTTGGTTTGCTGACCTGAATACCGGTGCTCTATTTTCTATATATAATATATCTCCAGATAGTTTTTCTATATCGTCGTTGGTAAAAGCATCTGTATCTCCGTCGACACCTGCTGCAACTAAGGTTCCAGAAACGCCTCCACCCGTAATGACTTCTCCTTCAACAAATGCTTTAAAGCCAGTAAGTTCTGATTGATGAAAATAAAGTTTATCGCTATCAACATCGTCAACATGAGCTTGAGCTCCAGATGTTGAGCCTTCTATAATAACGTCTTTAAACGAAGGGCTCGCTGCGGCCTGTAGTTGAAAGTATCTTAGAACTTTACCGCTTGTTCCTCCAAAATCAGAATCACCACCAGCAACCTTAGGATCTCTTATTAAAGCAACTTGTCTAAAATCTTGGTTAATAAGAAAGTTACTATCTTCAATTCCTTCAGGTTTTGTATTAAACATTAATGATGTAGACTTAAGATCAATTCTCGGGTCTGCTCCCATTCCGCTATCTGGGCCTATAATTGCTCTTGCTGTAGCGCCACTTCCTCCACCGCTTGTTAAAGTTATACTAGCAAAATTATATCCTTGACCCATAGCCATTGTACTATCAGTACTTGAATCTAATTCTATTTTAACAACTGAGCCACCACTCACAAAGGCTGTAGCAGATGCATTAACACCGTCACCATTTATTGTTACAGTAGGCGCACTTGTGTATCCAGTACCACCATTAGTTACATTAATACCTATGATTTGTCCTGGTACTGAAGCATCTTGAACTAAAAGCTGTTCATTTTCGAGCAAAGTTAAAGATCTTCCTAATGTATCAGAATCTAGTATTTTTTCTATAGGTACAAAGTTTGCAGATAAGTATGAGCTTGATCGAGCTCCACCAATAGTATACAAAAATTTCCAAACATATCCATCACTTGTTTTAAAAGGTTTTACTGCTGAAGCATCATCAGTAGGTTTAGTTGGTTTTACTGTTGAAGTGTTAATAGTTCCAGTTGAACTTCTTCCTTGTTGTAAACACACGTAAACTTGGTTATCTTCAGTTAATACATAATAACTATTACTCGGTATTTGTGTAAAATTATCATCATAGCCTTGATATATAGCTCCTGAAGTCCAATTATATCTTGGGATAACAAATGATAAATCAGATGCAGCTTTTATAGATTGCAATCCTGCTCTTAAATTTCTAATAGCTCTAGGTGAATTTTCTGGATCTGGAACAGTTTCACTACTATCCCATTGTTCAGATTTTCCTATTCCAATATAATACTTATGAGTAGAAGAAGAATCTGGAAAATATACTTCTTGAAATACTTCTTGTATTAATTGTTGTTTAAATGTATTTGTAATAATTGCAGCCATTTTTTATTCCTTTATGATACTGTTACCGCACTTAGACCACCAGTTATGTACCAAGCCGATCCAGTCCAAGTCAGCGTAACTGAGTCATATTGATTTAGAGCAATTGAAGTACTGCTTGCTGAATCATGATTAAAGGTATCAGGAGTGATTGTAGCAATACCAGCTTGCTCATTTATAAAAATTTTATATTCACCTGTTGTTGTTCCGTCTGCCAGAGAAACTGCAATAGGCGTATTTGATCCACATATTATTAATGTTGCACCAGTAGGCGCTGCGCCGTCAGCTGATATACTCGCAGAAGTAAAAGCTAATTTAGCGACTTCAACAGAACCAGTACCTTTACCAGAGAGTTTTAAGTTAATATTTGTGTCGCCACCAAATGCTGATATTATAGGATTGTTACCAGTTGAATTATTTGTTACATTGATTTCATTTACTGCACTAGATGTTGCTGTAAGTTTTATAATTTCTGCTCCAGAAGTATCATTAATTGCAGTACCAATTTTAGGAGACGTTAATGTTTTATTAGTTAAAGTTTGTGTAACTGCGCTAAATACAAACGTATCACTGTCACTTAAAACAGGAAGATTAATATTTCTATCGGCAGCTAGTTCTCCAGGAACTATTACATATTGATGATCAGCACTAGTATCATTAATTTGAGGTGTAGTTATAACCGGAGATGTTAATGTCTTATTAGTTAACGTGTCTACAGTGTCTTTAAGAACAATAGTTCCAGTAGCATCTGGTAATTGAATTGTTTTATCGACACTTGTAGGATTTGTTGCCATTAATTTAGTTTCAAAATCATCAATACTAGATCCTTCAAATATAATTGCGCCAGTTCCGCCTGAATCTTTTATTGTAATTAAAGCACTTAATGCGTCGCTATCTCCACCAAATTGAGTATAAAGTTCTCTAAAATTAGAATTTATCTTAGAACCAGCAGATCTCAAAGTGTCGCCAGTGCCATCATTCGCTGAAGAACCTATATTAATATCTTGTCTTGTCATTTTCTTTCCTAACTAATAGTGTTATTTATACTAGAAAGATGAGTCAGCCTGACTAGTAAATAAATCATTATCCATAGTTTCTAAACTTAATGAGAAGTCTGGTGTAGCATTTTCATCACTATCTCTAATACTACTATCATCAAATGTAAATGAGTTTGGCGTAATCACTTGTCTTAATGTGTGATATGTTGTATTTAATTGATCAAGTGTAAGATTACCGTAATCAGAAACAAGTTCATTTAAGTTAGATTGTCTTACAAGTCCACCATCTGATTCTACTAAAGTTGTAGGTTGCGTAAACAATCCTTGCATTGGATTTACTGCTTCCGATACAACTACTGAAGATGAACTATCAAATATTGATAAAGGTGCTAGAACTGGATTAACAGCTTCAGCATCAGATATTACTTGTCCTGCAAAATAAAATCCAGCAGGATGAACATATTTTTTATATAACTCACTCCAATTGTTTACAGATATTCCTGTTTTTATAAGTAGTCCAAAGGTTTGATACAACTCATCATTTTGAATAAACTTTAAAGATTCCACACCAATTTGACTTGCAGAATCACCTATAAAAAATATAGATTCTTTTCCATATTCAACTTCTGCTCTTTGTTGAAAAAACAATCTGAAGAATTCTTCCATAGAAAATCGACTGCCTTTTAATTTAGTCAGTTCTGCTAATCGAGTTGCAGCATATCTTGGATCACTAAAAATATCTCCTGATTTTAAGCCTCCACTTATTTCAGTAATAAGATTATCTAATCTATCTTCTGGGGTTTCTCTAATATCTTTTGTTGCAAAAATTCTACGAGTATCATCACCAAACGCATGCGTTCCATCTGCAGAATCTAAAAAATCATAATATTTTTCTAGAAAAGTAACTAGTGTTGGAAACTCTGTAGTATAAAACTCAGGTAAAGCTTCTCTTACTTTTCTTACATTAAAGTTCTTTGATCTTCTTTTACTATAATAATCAATTGGCATTTATATACTCACTGATGTGTTTTGAAAATCTAATATTGCTCTAGATGATGAAAGAGCCGTATCAATGTCTATTACATAATTTCTTAAAGGCCTTATTGTGCTCTGATTAGCAGGAGTAACTGTTAATGTTATTGCGCTTCCTTCAAACGCTGAAGGTTTAAATCCGATTATGTCTATAACACCACCAGTGCTTGAGTAAGATCCGACATTATCAACTTCAACAGATCCATCTACAGATACTACTTGCAACTTTGAACTTTCACTTGCATTTCTAATAAAACATGTTTGAGAATTAAATGTAAATTGTGTAGATGAAATGACCGGCAATAAAGGCTGAGGTTCAGCTATAGCAACAGGAAAATTAATTTTATATGATTGCAAATTATTAACAATTGGAACAAAATTTTGTTTCATTCTAATATCCATTTTAGAGTTCAATATTGCAGGATCAATTGCATCAATAACTGTAAGCAAATTTGATCTTCTAAATACTTTATCAAATTTACCTAAATTTGCTGTAAAATAATTATTAATCGTTGTCTGAACTATATTTTGAAGAGCCTGAGCTGTTGCATTAGTTAAATCCGGATCTAAATTAAAAGTTGTTTGAACTTCTAATAACGTTTCAATTGGATCTACAAATTCTGTAAATATTGACATTATAGCCATGTTATCACTAAGTTCAGTTCTAATATTGTCTTTTACTGTTTGCTGTACATTTGCACTTATGTTATCTTTAAATTTTAATCCAACATAAACAACACCATAAATTGGTGTCACAGCATCTGC